TCGGAATCGAGACGCGTGGGATAGTTTTCTGTCGGAATCGAGACGCGTGGGATAGTTTTTTGGCTCCGAGGCCAGATGCATGGGATAGTTTTTAGTCGGAAGCTAGATGCGTGGGATAGTTTTAGCGGAGTGATAAACGGTTTACTACTCCGCTGTTAGTGTCCGCCGCCAAACACTCTACCCGGTGGCGCCCTGAAATCCTTCAGATCCGCGGCTTTCTGGAAGGCTAGGATCAAATTACTAGGGAACCTCATGTTAAAGAAATCCCTGGCTAACTGATCAGCTGGGTATTGCGGCTTCTGTGCCCGGGTGTGGGCCTGCAAGTGAACCAGCTTCTTGATCTTGCGGCTCTTACCCTTGCCATATGCCTGCCATAAGCCGTAGTTGTTTGGCGTCTTAGGTCTGTTTCTGGGATAACCTATCCACTTGTTGACCTGGTCTCTTTTGATCTTTGTAGGGACCTTTACGTTAAAGAATATATTGGACTTGTCCGTCCTTGTCTTGGTCTTACCTAACCCGCCCTTAATACCGCCAAAAGCGTTTAGCTTGACCTTGGACTTGCCGGACTTGTCTTTAGCCGGCTGTGGTATCACGGTCCTGTTGGGTAAAGCTGTCCCGCCAAACACCATCCACTTCATATAGCTTCTAGGCCCGTCGAAATACAAATGACCAGTCAGGTTGCTTTTGTTACTACCAGCAACCAGGAACCCTCTCTTGCTCCATGCAGTAGCATTGCCCTTGATATACTTGTCGATCTCACCAGACCCAGGCTTATAGTTCATGGTCCTGCGAGCTTCGGTTATAGATCCGTCGTCGGTCTTCTTAGAGTAGTGCTTAATACCGCCAAATGGGCGCTTAGAGACTTGCTTCTCTCTGATGTCGTATAGAGTCTTGTTGATTGCCTTGCTGACAACGAAGTTTGTGTGCCGCTGGTAATCGGGATGGAACATGCCGTACCTGATCGCGTCTATGTTGATCTTTACCTCAAGCATCTTCTTCTTCCTGGTCGCCGCTGGTAATCATTTCTAAGAAGACCTGTTGAGAATACGAGAAAAGATGACCCAGTAGATTTCTGATGTGATCCTGATCCGTGCTCTTTTCGCCCATCTCATCGATGCACCACTCCAGGTATCCATCGACCTCTTTTTGGCTTATTACTAGGCAATAGTCGATCCGGTCATTTCTGGCCTCAATGGCAATCTCTCTAAGCTGTAGCTCTAGATCATTGTTCAGAAACTGTACGACATCCGCCATCTTCCTGCTCTCTTATGTACGACCAACACCCCCATATTAGCATTAACCAGGGCAGCGCCATAATCAACGAAACGAACCCGATTGTAGACGCAAGGGATAGCTTAAATTGCTGCATTGGACATAGTCTCGTAATCGGCCGGCGTTAACTCAGGCAAGTAAGTGGCAGGCTTTTCTTTGCTCACCTGATCCCGGGTCCTGAAAAACCCCTCATGTTCTGGGTACTTTCGCATAAACGCTCTTGCGTAAAATGCGCGGTAGTTGTTGTTCAGTTTAAACTCAATGACACCGTTACCGCCAACGTCCTTTTCCCAGCGTATCCTTTCAAATATGGCATTTGCCGAATAGTTGCTAAACCCCCGGTTAATCAAATCGAAGGTGAAACCACAAAACAACCGCCATACGTCTGGATTGGCCTCGGTAAACTCTATAACTTGTTGCCGCATCTCCTCATACCTGTCTTCCATGCTGCCCCCTTATGATAGTTAGGGGCCTCGCACCCCTTCGATGTCAGTTATAATCGCATTTTAAGTCTGCTTTAACACACTGGAAAGTTCGGACTATTTTTATTTGATTGCGTAATTCGCGATGTGAGACTGTCTCTCTGCCATCCTGCCGGCGGAGTGAGCAATTTCTAGTATTTGTACCAAACTTTTTAGGTTGAAGTCAAACTTCTGCAACTGAGTCCTATAATCGTAGTCCTCTCTCCAATCGGCATTTAAACGACCCACCTTGCCTTTCGCCGCTTCTTCCGCGTCATCTAGAGATGCAGCGTATCCTGCAACTGCAAACCCTTCTTTTTCACACTTCCAATAAACAACTTTCACGCCTTGCCTCCCATCTTGTCTTTAATCTCGTCAACGACCGTCATCATGCTGACTATTGTTTGCTTGTCGCTCTCATCTAAATGTCTCTGGTATCGCTCTAGCTTTACCAAAAGCCAACCCAGCTCTAGCACCTCGTACTTCGTTATTTGCTTCATCTAAAAGCCTCCTTAGTTGCATAGATTTACGATTCTGTCTCTTCTCTGCCAATGTGGCATCGTGACCCTTCCTTATCTCGTTCTCAAATATCTCAACAAAATATGCCGCCTCTTTAGCCTTCTCAATTACCGCTTTAGGGACATGACTTGATGGGAGCCCATTGTCGTCTTTAAACAACATACCTATCGGTAGGGCCAAAGCTCCCATGATCTCAGGGCCCTTTGCTCCACAGCCAAGACAATGCATCAATATCCTGTCTCCCTCGTCCCAGACACCCATAGAAGGTGTGTTGTCCTTGTGTACCGGGCAGCAAGCTGTCCATTTGTCCCTGCCGCTGCTTTTTACCTTAACCAGCCTGTCTAAGATTTGATCTAACACCCCTCACTCCTTTTATCCTTAAATACTTAATGTAGTTCATGACATCTTCATCGATATAATCCGCTGGAGACGGATTGATCTTGTTTGGCCACACTCCGAATTTCTGCTTGTAAGCATGAGAAGCCCAACCAGGCTTGAACCCTCTCATCTTGGCATGCAGATGGAACTGACCTAGTATCTCTTGCTTGCGCTGCATGTCAGTCTTCCTGTTTGCCCTACTGAGCTCTTCTAGCATCTGCTGGTCAGACTGAAGCTTTGCAAACGACTTCATGACATACCCGCACTGACACCTGGGAGGCATAAACTCTTGCCAGCACTCCGGGCACTTTTTGACTACGGGCTCTTTCTTCTCCTTGGTTGTGCCCCGCTCAGAGTACTTGCTGTCTCCGTTGTCAAGCTTGTAAGGCACTGCAGACTCAGCAAACCCATGCTTCCTGGTGTTACCTGCGTGATCGAGAATAATGGCATCAACCTTACCCTCGCACGTCCTTAACACTCGTCCGCATCGCTGCACCCAGGTGACCAAGCTTGCTGTAGGGAACGCATCGATCATGCAGCTGACCTGCGGGGCATCGTAACCAGTGTTCAGTAACCTTGAGCAGCTCAGTATCTTAAACTCACCCTTATCGTGCGCGTCATAAATCCACTGGCGCTCTTCCACGTCCATGTAGCCATCGATATGTTCGGCGCCTATACCAGCAGCCCTGAACATCTCTACCATTGTTTGCGAATGCTTGATGGACGGACTAAAAGCAATTGTCTGCCGGCCCTGGCCGTGCTTCTGCCAGTTCTTGATAATATCTCCAACCAGCTTCTGATCCTTCTCCACCGCCGTAGAAAGCTGCTTAGGGTCCCAGTCCCGAACTCCTGTGAGCGTGTACTTCCTGCCAACACCTTTAAGGTCAGGTGTATGACCGGCAAAGTATCTAGCAGGCACCAGGTATTCTTGACGTATTAACTCCTCACTTGTGATCGGGACAATCAGATCGTCGTAATGCTTACCAAGGCCCTTGCTATATGGCGTAGCAGACAACCCTATGAAGGGCACTGCGCCGTAATCGCTCATGATCTGAGTCAAGCCCTTATAGTGGATGTGACACTCGTCTACAATCGCGACGTTAAAGATGGGCTTGCGCTTTCTTCGTATTAACGTCTGAATGCTGGCTATCTGTATCTGTGCATCTGAATTAGCAAGTCTGTGCTCGCCCTGGATGACGCCAACGTCAACACCGGCTGCGTGAAACGCGTCTATCGCCTGGTCTACTAGCTTGATCCGATCACAAATGAATATGCCGCGATTCCCTTTCTTCGCCGCCTTTGTAAGTATATCTACCGCTGTAAAGGTTTTACCAAACCCGCATGGCGCTGCGATGATAGGGCAACGGTGACCCGATCCTATCGAAGCTTTTACCATCTCGTATGCCAGGACCTGATGTGGTCTCAACTCCATTTTGCCTTTTCTCCCTGTTAGATCGAACCTCTGATCCTAACCGAGTATCCCGGGCTTGTGGTTGAATGTTTTTCACGTTTTAGCCAATTATCATGAGCCTGATAGAACATCTTTAATAATCGAACCAGACAAACCTGTCGCCTCTGATTCTTCGTTCATTATCTCAATTACCATGCGAACTCGTTGATCTACCAAATTCACAAACCACTCGCTCTCTAACAGCTCGTCTAGCCCTTTTTCTATCCCGTGCTGTATTCGCTTTTGCATATCGTCAGACAGCGGTTCAGGCCACTCTTCTAGCTCTACCGGCGTGAACACCAAATCGTTCATTTAAGCTCCCGGGTTTTTTTGGCAATAGTGGTCATTTAGAGGCTGTTGGTCCCCCTCAGACTTGTTTAGATCCTGCCCATAGCCGCCACGGTCATCAGCAAACATTTGTTAACGCAGTGCCATTCTGCGCCCCCTACAACTGGGACCTTTCCGCTGTTTATTCCCGCCTCTTAAAGGTCGTGGCTGCTAATCACTTTTAACGTCAAGTTGACGACGGCTTGCTATATGGAATGGAGGCACAAGCGAGCCCCTCTATCTAAAACTTAGGTTGTTTATTCAATCAAGTTATAAGAGAATTAGAAGGCCGGTTCGTGAGCCTCCTCCCTTAGCGATTAAATGGGCCTCCCTTAGCCCAGCCGGCACCTAAAGACAGATCACAAACGATCTGTTTGATAGTACGTCTATTTAGTTTGAGCTCTTTCGCAATGTGAATCATTGGCATCCGATGCAGACGCATGGTAGCAACTTTTTGCTCGAGCTCTTCCCTGGTATTGAACGGTCCCGCCGTTCGTGGCCTCCCTGGCCTCCCAGCTGCCGCCACTACTGTCCCCTTGTTTCAGCCTCAATCAAAATCTGAGTGTAATGGATAACTTTCCGCAAGTCATCAATTCCTCCTTTACCCCTCCATCGAGAAATATATTTTACTACGTTCGCTTCGCACCAGCCGAGATTATTGGCCATGATGTACTCGCTGGGCTGTATCATCATGTGCTTGTAATGCGTACCTCCTATTTGGTCATCAAACGCTGTCATCTTGAATCCTCTCAATGTTCACCTTTAGTCTTCCCTCTTCACCGTAATCTTTGTGAAGCACAATACAACTCATGCTGCGAGAGCTGCTGTAGCCGCTACCGGCATGCCAGGCGTCGGGTGGTGCCAAGATATTAAATGATTCAAAGATGGCCCCTCCGTACTCCTCCTGGTTCTTGTGATGCACATGGCCGGTCCATACAAATGTGTGTTCACTGTCGCCCCATTCCTTTCTGAGGTTCCTGGTAATCGAACCGTAAAGATTAGCCATCTTGATCTTGTCGCCATGATGCGTGACAACTAGATTCTTTCCCCACTGGAACCATACAAACTTAGATAAATTGTCGAATACACGGACGCGTGGGTCAGACTCAAAGAAAAGCCTCATTACTTCATTTAGCCACAATGAGGCATCAGGATCATGATTTCCCCTGACATTGATAACCCAGACCTCTTCATGCTTGTCTAACATTGCCAGGATCATGTTCCTGATCAGTATGCTTGCCTCCCTTATCGTCTTGCCATAACGGCCGTCAGAATCTAACAGATGCTTAGACGCAGGGGTTGTGCTTGTCGAATCGTTGATGTGCAGAAAGTCACCCAGGTTTAGCAGCAATCCAACCTTAGCGTCAGGCGCTACGGATATTAGTCTTTGGGTCGCTTTGGTAAGTAGGTCTTTCGATATCGAGACATC